TCCATTTTCATATCCACGAACAAGAAACTTGTTCCCCACCATTTGAACGTTTGTATAAAACCGAAAAGACATAAAAAATTATCAATAAAATTATTTGATCAAACTCTGGTATTTTTCAAGAAGAGTTGGTTTTGGATCTGCAAGTGTAATAATCTTATCAGAACTAATCATAAAATTATCCTGAGAAGTATAGTCAAAATTCCACGGTTCCAATTCTAACATTAATCCTACTGCAGATGGAGATTTAATCAAAAATGGTTTTACCAATTTACAATCTGGTTCTCCAATATCAGCACCAACTTCTTCAATCTGAGTTATCAGAATCTCCTTCGTCTGAAGAATCACTACCTTCACTATTCCGTTGCTCATTTTTTAAAATTACCTCCTCATACATTTTTTTAAGATCATCAACTGGTTCCACAATTGTAACCACCCAGTCTGATGGGACTGGAATAATTTTATCTTTACTAAGCGGTATCCAAGGAATCAAATTAATATTAAAAGAATTCTTTTCCTTCTCATCAGACTTATTATCAGAGATCATCAGTCTAGTCTTAAACGGTCTCGAAAGAAAATACCCTACAACTTTTTGATCATCTTCACCAACAACCATCTCTTGCATATCTGCAATAATATCTTCACCAGATTTAAGCAGAACCAATTTTACAGTCATTTTTCCTTTGCCTCATTTACTTTGATTGCAGTTTCATGAAGTTTTTTCAATGCTTCAATAGTTTCGGGAGTTTCTTCCCATGCCCAAATTTCTTCATGATTCTTACTATTACTTTTTTTGTACTGTTTTTGTGCCATACCACTCCTAGATCAGAACAATTCTAGCATTAAAAAAGGGGGGTGTCTACTGGATTTGGCCAGTTCCCCCCGTGGCATAGCGACGACGATATTCAATTCTATTTAGAACCAATCTTTTCGTTTGTGATGGTCTGGAACAATCTTACCCAGTACAATCGTCAAAAGCCCATCTTCAAAAGTAACTGATCTAACTTCCGTGTCGTCGGAAAGCGTCCATGCTCGTGTAAACGACCGTTGAGCCAAACCTTTGTGCAAATAGTCAGTTTCTGTTTCCTTATCCTCTTTCTGGCCCTCCACAAAGAGTTTACCATCTTGCGTGTAGACATAGACTTCTTTCTTCTTGAACCCAGCTAGTGCTAGTTCAAGTCTAGATTCCACATTGCTAACTTGAACTAGGTTATATGGAGGATAACTTGAAGTTGTTTCATGTAGAGAAAACAACCTATTAAAGTATTCATCCATACCAATGCTATTCTTATTTATGCGCTCCAACAGCTGATTAATGTTGGCAGCATTATACTTCATGAGGTCTGTCATGTGTACTTCTCCTTAAGTAAGCGAGATTTGATTGTGTGGACCCTTTCGGCATCCACTACTAATTATACAACAAGTATAAAAAAACGGGGTAGTAAACCCCGTATAATTTTATTCGGTTTCCTGGGTCTTACCTTTCTTACCGATATTATACTTTTGTTCCAAGATCCAATCAGATTTATCTTTGTAGGCAAGGACTTTAATCTGGTTCAGAGGGGCAATATCAATAACATCGTCACCATTAACTACATTAACAAGTCCCCAGTCAGTCAGCAAACGAACAATACGATTACGACGCTGCACATCATTTACAGTTAGATTTGCGTGCTTACCATCAAGAGCAAACAATTCTTTAAAGTGAACAATATAATATCTACCTTGCTTATGCAAAATATGACATGATTGATATAACTTCTTTTCTTTCCTAGAAGCAACTCCAATGCGAGTCAGAGTTTCACGTACTTTGAGAAAATCATCTGGTTCATTCAAAGTCACTTCAATCATCTGATCCTGAGACCACTGAACTGTGGGTTCTACCGTAGTAGTCATTTTGTTCCTCCAATATCAAGTCGTTGTTTAATAAAAGTAATCTGTTCTTTTGTCAAGATTTTCAGAGCTTGAGATGCTTTTTCATTACTATAACCATAGTATTGCTTGATGCATTCTAAATCTTTGATCTTATCCTTACGGAGCCAGGGAGAAAATCTCTTCTTTTTCCTTAGACTATTTAGATAAAATGAATATTGCATGTCTTTGTCTAACTGATGATTCAGGTTCATCTCATTAGCAAACATAATACAATCAATATGTCCAGATAAACAACGATTGACAATGTAAGGAGGATATTCTTTTGTATGTTCTGTTAGATCCTCTTTTGTAAAGTTAATAGAGTTTAACCAATCTTTTAGTTCCATTATTTAAATACTGCTGTCACGCCAATAACTTTTGCACCAGGATTACGTGCAAGAGCAACCTCTCTTGCATCTTTATAGTCCCTAGCAATCACTTCTTCACAAAAAACTGTTCCTGCTTTAAATAGTTTCACTTCGCATTTCATAATTAAAAAGTAAAAGTTCCTTACGTTCTTTTTGCTCACGCATATATTCACCTACCGAACGCATTGTGTAGGTAAGGTCAAACTCAGCGGCATTCCAGGATTTGAAACGGTCTTTAACCAACTGGTCTGAGTTGTAACTGACAAGTGAATCCAAAGGGCAAGAATCACAATCTGTGGCAAAGCGATCATGATCAAATCCCTTGTGCATATTACCCTTTTTACCATAGAGATTATCTTTAATGTCATAAGGAGGATCAAGATACATAAACGTTTTTTTATCCAAACTCTCACGCATCAAATAATCATAAGAGTAATTTGAAATGTGCCAGTTCTTAATAATCTGAGAATAACCAGGAAGTTTCTCAATACCACGCATAGAAAAGTTACTATCAGATGCCTGCTTAGAAAAAGAAGAAGATTCAGTAAGTCCCGAGAAACTACACTTATTTACAATGTAAAAACTAATAGCACGCCAAAGAGACTCTGATTCTTCAACAGGTTGATTCAAATATTCCTTAGATTCAAGAAATAATCCTTTAGCAGAAGAAGGATCGGGATATCTAGATTTCAATTCTTGAAGTTTGGTCTTCATCTCAGGTCCAAACATCTGAAGTTGTTGCCAAAAATTTACCAGAGGTTCATATAGATCATTAACCCAGATATTAAGATGCGGGTATTTTTTAGTAATATGAATGGCAACACTTCCACCACCAAGAAAGGGTTCACGGAACTCTTCATACTCACCCAAATCAGGAAAGTATTGATCCATCTTAATGCAAGCACGCGACTTGCCTCCAGGATAACGTAGTGGTGTTTTAAGTGATTTCATTTGTATTCTACCAAGTTTGAATCAAATTTAATTGCAAGTTCAATTGTATCAAGAATTCTATTCAGAGACTGAGAATAAATGCGATACCCAGTTCCAACATATAGTTGACCAAAAACTACAGCAATTGTAGCAGTACCCCAAAAGTAATAGTAAAATCTAGACTTTACCTGCGCTCTTAGTTTTTGCTTTTTCATAATCAAAGAATCAATTTTTTCTTATCTGGTGTAATTACTTTACTACCAAACATCTCATTATATTTCTTACAAACATCTTCTTGGACTTCTGCAAGATATACAACATGTTTTTTGGACATTGTAATTTCAGGATCTTCTTTGCTGATTACAGTTGCCCATGGTGCAAATCCAACACCAGTATTTGTAGGAAGGACTACAAGTCCATTTTGAACTGTGATAGTTTCTTCTGTTTCAGAAAGAAGTTCGGCAACAACTTCTTCACCAGTAACAATACGAATCAGTTTTACATTAATCATTTAAAGGTACACTCCACCATTAATTCAGTTAGACAAGCAAGCATATTTATTTCTTGGTCTGCAACAAATGCCATCTGATACTGATACTTAGCAATAACAAGCACAGCAGCAGGAATGCTATTGTTTTCAAGGGCATCATAAAGAGCATCGTAAATACGACGGAAAAGTAACCCAGAATCATTATCCAAGTTATTAACCACCCATTTACGAACTTCGGGAAAATTCTTTTCCTTAAGATTTTTAATGAGATCATTAACTTTTACATCACTAAACGTTGCAAGAATTCCAGTGTCAATTTTTCCAGAAGATGAATAACGTTGACACTCATTTAAAACACGTCTCCAATCTGGAAAGTGCTTGTTAATCAGTTCTACCAGGACCTTGTTATCATATTCAACACCCTCTGCACCCAAGACTTGCTGGAGACGTTTGAAGAATTGGGCAGCAATTTGTTGCTTTTCTTTTCCTCTAATTCCAAATTCAATGACACTGCATCGACTGTGGAGAGGTTCGATAATTTTGTTTTTGTAGTTGCAAGTGAAGACGAATCTGCAGTTGCCACTAAACTCCTCAGTAAACGCCCGTAGGAGGAGTTGTACGTCGTTGGTTGTGTTATCTGCCTCATCAATGATGATGACTTTGTGTTTAGCAGTTGACGAAAGTGAGACGGTCGAAGCGAAGTTCTTCGCATTATTTCTGACAGTATCAAGGAATCTACCTTCATCGGATCCATTGATGACATAAACATCTACTCCTAGTTCGTTACATAATGCTTTTGCTACGGTAGTTTTTCCACACCCAGCAGGACCAGCAAGGAGTAGATTTGGAACTTCCCCCTTATCTAAAAAGTCTGTAAAAGTCTTCTTGATATTATCAGGAAGAATACACTCTTCAATTGTTTTGGGTCGGTATTTTTCAACCCAAAGAAATTCATCACGACTCATCATTTTTCCTCAATTCAAAAGACCCGTCTCCACGGTCAATCCATTCTAACACATCACCCTCCTTCCATCCCAGACTGTCTATAAAGTTTTCGGGGAATGTAAGAATTCCATCATCATCAATAGTTAATGTTGTTCTCATATCCAATTAGGTTTACGTTCTGGCATACGAAGATAATTATCAGCAACCCAAGGTTTGGATGCAATATACATCTTGTATGCATCAAAAGTCGATATACTCATATCAAACTTATATTCATCTGGCATTGCTCTTGCAAAAGGAGTTACTTCATCAA